TTCGGTAAATCTCATTTTGTTATCCGTAAATAGTTGACTTTATTGTGTAAATATGTTACACTACATCTATTATTTATCACTTTGGACTATTACTTTGACAAATCAATCTATCAAACGCATCGGCTTTGCTTGTAAATGGGCAGAAATCAACAGTAAAGGCGAGATTGTCTCTGCTGAAGGCCTTAACACAGGCGGTACAACTCAAGCATGGGCAAAACGTAATAACCGTAGTGTAGTGGAAGAAAAGATTATGGATGTTGCTAAACGCAATATTATGAATACTCACGCATTGGTTAAGCGTGTTGCTACATTAGAACCCGAATTGCGTATGGTTCGTCTTACTAGTGATATGCTTAGTTTTTATACTATGGATGGATACAAAGAATTTTGGCAAAGTACTGATGTACAAAATAGTTTACAACGATGGTTTGCACCCATCGGTGAGACAGCTAGAGCAAATGATGTACGTCTTTCATTTCATCCCGATCAATTTGTAGTTTTAGCAAGCGACCGTGATGAGGTAGTAAATAAGAGTATAGAGGAGTTTGAATATCATGCAGATATGGCCAGATGGATGGGGTTCGGTAGAAATTTCCAGGATTTTAAGATTAATATACACATATCTGGGCGTAGAGGCCCACAAGGAATCAGAGATGTTTACGGAAGACTCAGCCCCGAAGCAAGAAACACACTAACACTAGAAAATGAGGAATACACACATGGACTTACAGACTGCTTATCATTATCTGATCTCGTACCTACAGTCATGGACATACACCATAATTGGATACGTGAAGGAGAATATATTTCCGCAAATGATGACCGGGTTAAGATGGTTATTGATAGTTGGCGCGGTGTTAGGCCTACTTTACATTACTCCGTCAGCCGTGAAGATATACTTGTCGGACATCCCGGATCACAATTACCCTCTCATGGTGCGTTGATTGAAGCAGGACATAGTAAACAGAAGCTTCGGGCACATTCCGACTACTATTGGAACGATGCTGTGAACGATTGGGCATTGACATTTATTGATAACTTTGATATGATGTGTGAATCAAAGGCAAAGAATCTTGCCAGCTTTAAACTATACGAAAGATACAAATGTTTGAAAAATTAAAGAACTTATTTAAGAAACAAGAGGATGCCCCTGTTGTTAAGAAAGAGCCTAAGCCTAAACAAGTTAAAGCTAAGACTGAACTTACTGAAAAAGAAAAAGCAACGGCGGCAGGTGAACCATACATTGCTATTACTAAGGTAGAAATCAATCCTGAGAATATCAATGATGGTGCATTTGATTTAGATTTCAATGACAAGTTTGTATTGAATCTTATCAAAGCAGGTTATAGACAACGTGAAGATGATACAGATGTAATCATAGTTGATAGATGGTTTCAGACAGTATGTCGGAATGTAGCATTAGAGATGTATGAACAGCAGGTAGCTGATCCGGAGAACCGTACAGAAAGCCGTGATGCAAGAGTTATTCGTACAAAAGATTTAGGTAACGGTAGAACAGAGGTAAGTTAAATGTTAAAAAATATTGATTTGTTTAATCCAGATTTTGTGATAGATTGCTCAAAATTAAAAAATTGTAGAGATATCTATGCAATTATGAGACACAATGGCATTGTGAAATCATATGTTTACGGTATGTGTTTTAAGCCAGGTCCATTGTCATATGACTTTTCAAAGGTTGGAATGAGTTCACCTAGTCTTGGTAATAAGAGACAATATCAAGTTGGTGAGCGTATTACTCGACAATTAAGTTGGGTACCTGGATGGGAAGAACTACATGTCCGTAGTTCACATGGTGCTGATTTTTGGGGAGGCATTGAAAATTATTTAATTCCACAAGGACTTTTGCCAGCATCATTCAACAAGAATGATGTAACTATTGCAGTTTGGGATGTTTCTACAAGAATGGTTTTTTCAAATGTCCATGAAAGTGATGAATTGAAGGCTACTACCTGGGCCGAGGGTGAATTAGCAAAGCAATACAAAGCTACGTTTGGTAGATTACCTTATCTCAATGTACAAGACCCTACTAATACCAAGCACTATAGAGGTGGATATATACCTAAATCTGTGTATAATTTGTTTGGAATGTAGTAAAAATACAACATTCTCATAGTTGACAATAAATGGAAAAGGTGCTATAATTAACTATTAAATCGCATAACGGACTATATTATGGCAGCTATATCATTCAAACTGTTCAAAAACTCATGTGAGGAACGTGGGTATACCGAACGTGTTTACGAGGAACAAAACAACTGCGTACTATATACCAACAACGGTGTAAAGTGTGAAATTAAAAAGAACCACTATACTGTGGGCTGGCTTGCACTTCCAGAAGATGTTGCCGAAATGCGTAAACAAATCCTAGGTCAAGGATTTACTGAGAAAACAGGTAAACGTTCCGAATCACGCAAAGATGCAAAGGACTTTATTAATATCCCTTTTGATGGTGATATACTTGAAAACTTTTGGGTCATTGTCGGTACCATTGAAGCTATTGAAACTATTGTACGTAAGGTACGTGGTCAAGCTATCAAACCGATTCCACGTGAAGTATCCGAACGTAATATCTTTGAAAAGATTGCCAAACGTTTCAAGTATTTTATTGATAATGAAGATGGGTTTGGTTTAGAAAATACTAGAGCATTACTTGAGGGCGATAGTATTGACCACTTAATTACCATCGGTCAAAGTATTAAACGCACTAAAGAAAATACTTATCGTGAACATATCGTTCCTTGTATTTTAATTTATAATCAAGCGGTTACAATGACTATGGAAAAACGTAGTGTAACTGAAGTAGCACAAATGATTAAAAACAATTTGGCTATTGTATTGATTACTAATGAGGAAGCTGAATTGCTTGACAATGAACTGGACATGCAAACAAGTATGCCCGACGGATGGACATTCGGCAATGATGTTTTTGCTCGATTAACAACTGCCCAAATACAATTGAAATAATCTAAATAGTAGTATATAATAAACATATGAAATACGCACTAATTGACACAGCTAACACATTCTTTCGTGCCCGGCACGTTGCTTCCCGAAACTCAGATACATGGGAAAAAATCGGGATGGCACTACATCTTACACTTGCATCATGCAATCAAATAGTTCGCAAATTTGGCATTGACCACGTTGTGTTCTGTCTCGAAGGCAGAAGCTGGCGCAAAGACTATTACGAGCCATATAAGAAAAATCGTGTTGTGGATACACAAGCACAGACTCAAGCTGAAAAAGAAGAAAATGAAATGTTCTGGGAAACATATGAAAAATTCACAACTTTTTTGCGTGAGAAAACTAACGTATCAGTATTGCGTGATCCTAAAGCAGAAGCTGATGACTTGATTGCTAGATTTATTCACTTGCACCCTGATGATGAACATTTCATTATCAGTAGCGATAGTGATTACATTCAACTGATTACAGAAAATGTAAAACAGTATAATGGCATTAGCAATCAATTAATTACACTTGAGGGTTATTTTGACGATAAAGGCAAAATTGTCAAGGATAAGAAAACTAGTGAGCCAAAACTGTTAGGTGACCCACAATATATTCTATTTGAGAAATGTATGCGTGGTGATAGTACTGACAATGTGTTTAGTGCATATCCCGGTGTACGTAGTAAAGGTACACAAAAGAAAGCAGGATTGATGGAAGCTTATGCTGACCGTAACAAACAGGGCTTTGATTGGAATAACATGATGTTACAAAGATGGGTAGACCATAATGATGTGGAACATCGTGTACGTGACGATTATGAACGCAATCGGGTATTGATTGATTTGACTAGACAACCTGATCAAGTTAAACTATCAGTAGATACAAACATTCGTGAGGGTGTACGTACAACGATTACTCCTCAGGTTGGCATTCATTTTATGAAATTCTGTGGTAAGTATGAATTGACTAAGATTAGTGAACAAGCAGATACATATGCTAAATGGTTGAACAATCCTTATAAGGGTAATTTGGCATGAACTTTACTAAACCGGACAAAACTATTAAAACAATTCGTCCAGGCGATCCGGACTTTATGATTTACAATGGAAACTTTATGGCTGCACGTGCTGGATTTGAGATTAGCCAACAATGCCCGAACAGTTACAAAAAAATAATACAAGAATGTATCAGTCATGGGTGGTTAAAGCCTGTGGCATATATAAAAGAAGTTGATTATACTTGGGAAAAATTAGGAGAATAAAATGACAAGAGATTACAAAAACCTTCAATATATCTTAAACAAGAATCCACAAGAATTGTTTGAGTGGTGGAACTCATTGAATGATGAGGATCAAGCTTATGCTTTGGAAATCATTACAGAATATCGTAAAATCCTAGAAGAACCAGTGGTAGAGGACTTGTCTTTAGCATATGATTTGCTAAAACAATTTATGTTATAATGGCAAGTTTAGCTGAGTATTTTAATGCAAACCGATACATGGGTAAATACAGTATAGGTGACCGTGTTATTGGTAAATGGAATAAGATTCCATTTGTCGGTACTGTGGGAAATGACACATTAATTAATGAGATTGAAGGACCAAGAATTAGTGTGTGTTTGGATTTACCTATTAAATATAAAGATAATATACATCGTGTTATAATTGTCAAACACAAGGATGTGAAATTATTTAAATAAAGGATAAACATGGATAATGAAAAACTAACAAAATTAGCAGAACAATGTATTACTGACGATCAATTTGCGGTAGGTGCATTTGCAAAGATATTAATAGATGAATGTATATTAGCATTAGATAGTACGGAGAAACCGCATGTACATACTACATTTGACCAATCACAACATGAAAGTAGTATTGCAGAAGCAAAGAAAGCAATTAAGAAGCATTTTGGATTTGAATGAATAAGATATCTACCCCCACTCCTTTGCTTAATTATACCTTACGGTATAATATGTTAAAAGATGCTATGGAATTATCAAAGGTCCGAGATATTGCAACGGCTCAAGATTTAGAAAAAGAAAAGATATTAAAAGCACAATCCTCAAGACGATTAGAACAAGATAGAGATTTCCAACATCATGTTGAAGAAATAAAACGTTACGAATCATTAAAACTTACCCGAGAATACCAAGAGTACCAATATCTGTATAATCTTGGTAAAACGGTTGACATGTACATTTAAACATAGTATACTTACACAGAGGAATAAAAATGACTAAAACACTAATTGCAAAACCCGTAGTAAAGAATCAATTCTGGATTGTTACTGATGGTAAAGAAAAAGTTGGTAACGTGCTAGCAGACGGTTCAGGATTTGAAGTTAAATTGAATGGCAATAAGAGCCATTATAAAAATACTACAGCTATTAAACGTAAGACAAATATTG